AAAAATTAATAAAAAAGGAATGAAGGTATATATAGAAGGTTCTTTAAATACTAGATCCTGGGAAGGAGATGATGGTGTTACAAGATACAAAACAGAGATAAGGGTAGACAATATGATATTGCTTGATAATAAAGGAAAAGATGGTGATGGCGATGGCGGAGGTAAGAATGATGGGGGTACTATCGATGAAGCAAAAATTATAGAGATAGCTAAAGCCCAGTCTACGGCAGCACTTGAGGGAATTTATAAAGGAAATGAATCCCGAGCAAAACGCACTTTTTTGAAAAATCATGGTGAGTATGTTGATGATGCTCAATGGATTGAAATGATGTCTCATTTTAGTTCAAGACGAGGTAAGGCAACTTCTGAAGACATTTTAGATGATCTTGAGGACGCTGTTTTTTCTCATAAACGGGAAACAGGAAAACTTGATGAATATCTCAAGTCGGAAGCAGAGCGAGCGCGCCGTGAGGGTCGCATTGAAGGACAAATGGACGTGGGACGAGGCGGTGATGCTGGCGATAAAAATGAAGGTAAAGATACTGGTACTCTTTCGCCTAAGGGTGAGGAGATGTCCAGGGGTATGCACACTGATCCTGAGAAGGTGAAAAAAGTCGACCCTTCAAAGGATAATGTGATAGATGTTACAAAATAAATTAATAGTTGGAATGATACTGTTTCTTTCGTTAAGATGATTGGAATGATATCGTTTTACAGTAATTAATTCTATGACTTATAGATTATATAAAGAAAATGGATCTGGCGCTCATATTGAGTTCTATCCTAAGACAGCGTCTACGGAATATACGTTTAACGACATGGTTATGATTGGTACTTCGGGTTATCTTGAACTTTTCACTGATGCTGCGAATGTAAAGCCACTTGGCCTTATTCAAAAGACCATTGCGTCAACTGACAGCGATTATGCTGATAATACTCGTGTGCCGGTTCTGGTAGCGGGTCCTGAAGCGGAATATCTTGCTGATGTTGGTGTTGGCACAGGCGCAGTTGGTGACGTAGGAGAGTTTGTTGATGCTGATGGCGCGGGTAACCCTCATCAGGATATTGACTTGGATAACTCAGATTATGACGTGTTTGAGGTGACGGGATTTATCTCAACATCACAGATGATTGTTAAAATTAATCCTGTGACCGGAGTGTTAAAGACAGGTCCTGGTTCTTAATAAAAACGAAGTGAGAATAAACGAGGCATAAACGGAGGGTCGAATAAATAATTAGAATAGAAAAATTTATGCCTATTCTCACGACACAATTTAACGATTTAGTCAAGAATGCGTTAGTCCAGTGGAGAGAGGAATATGATTCGGTTGAAAAAAATGCCCGACAATTGTTTGACATTGAGCCGAATCAAAATCTCACTTCTGAACATTCGCATATTGACTCACCGGGCTTTGCTCGCAGGAAGAATGAGGGTGGATCTTATGTTATCGGTTCTCCTCGTCAGGGATATACCTTAAACCTTACGAAATCTCGTATTGGTTTGACGGACTCCGTGACTTGGGAGATGCGGAAATATGACAAGTACCGTCAGATTGAAAAGAAAATGCGCGGACTTGGAGAATCAACAGCTCAAAGAATTGAACTTGATCTTACTCATCTTTTCACTTTCGGTTTGCAGGGTACAAGCTACATAAACATGGATGGTGAAAGTGTAGATACGGTTACTGGTGATGGTAAACAAATATTTGCAAATGATCACACTATTACCGGAAGCTCAACCGAAGTAGATAACTATGGTGGTACCGCAGCTTTTGGTCGCACTAACTTGGAAGCGAATGAACGATTATTTAAGAATATGGTGAATATGAATGATGTGAAAGTTGTTCCTAAGCCGGATACCATTATTACTTCAGATGATCCTGCTATGGTTAATGCAGTTGCGGAGTTTATGAGATCAGTAAAAGCTCCAGACACGATAGAGAATGCCGTAAACGTTTATAAGGGCAGGTATAAGCATATTCAGTTGCCGTTTCTTGCCACAACAAACGTTGGCGCTCCTACTTCAACCGGACGTTATTATTGGATGCTTGCGGACTTGAAGCATAAGGATACAATTCTTGAGTTTTCAGAAATGCCTACCTTTACTGCACCTTCACCGGGTAATAATGGGGAGGAGTTTGATACAGATGATTGGAAATTTAAGAGTTCAGCTTCATATGCCTACGGTGTTCTTGATTACAAATGGATAACAGGAAACGCTGCTACAAGTGTTTAATAACGAAGTGAATTAACGAAGTAAAGGTCACTTAAAAACTATTTACAAGCAGGGATTTCACCTTGGTATGTCTTGTGACCGAGACAGTCCCGGCGACTTCTCTGCTAATTCACTTTTATGCCTACATATGATTCAGGTCGAGCAGCTGATTTAGGTGGTATCAATATTCGTCAACGTCGTTCAAGCGACCTTGAAGGTATTCGATTCGACGGAAACAGAAATGCTCCGACCTCAACTGATGATTTCGTTCTATATCGCAGAGCAGATGCTTTGTATGTATGGGACGGAAGTACGGAAACGAAGTTAGGAGCTGGTGGCGGAGGTGCCGCCGGAACTCTTGATTCTGTGTACGATAATGGTCGTACTATTACAGTTGACAATGGAGCTGTGATTCTTGCCGGTACGGATGAGGATACTGCTGTTTTGTCAGTTACGGGTGATGGAGATAGCGCAGGAGCGCTTATTTCACTATCACACACAACTACGTCTCGTAATGATATTCTTGGTTCCGGTTCTAATTGGTCAGTAACAGGAGATGGTGAGGCTACTTTTGTACGCGTTGATTTGGGGGACGATGAACCGATTCGTCTTGGAGATTCTAATGACGCGGTATTGCAGTGGGTGAGTGGCTCGAGTCATCTTGATATAGAGGGGGCCACGAATTTTGATGGTGATATGACTATTGAATCTGCCCACACCTTAACAATTGCTGGTACTGATGGATCAACTATGTTGACTATTACGGCCGGTGATTTGGTGATGTCGGATGGAGGAGTATCTATCACGGATAGTGATGATGCCGAGTCATTCACATTCATCAATAATTCAGCAACCACAGTAGGAGCAGTCGCTTCTGCTGGTGTTCTACAAGTAGAGTCAACTTCGCTTACTACGGGTGCGGCGGTTAACGTTCAGTTAACTGAAGATACTCTTAATGGCGGATATTACTACTCTGCATGGGACGCAACTGCAAACGTTCGCGTATTCTCGGTAGCGGAAAATGGAAATGTAACAATCACCGGAGCGGGGGATACCGACGCACTGACAATATCAAATGGTGATGTGGCTATTGATGATGGTTCCATCACTCTTGTAGATGCAGATGATGCAGTATCTCTTTCAGTAACGAACAACACCGCAACTACTTCAGATGTGGTTGAGATTAGTGGTTCTGGAACCGGTAGAGTGTTGCATGTTACAACTGCCGGTGCTGCCGCAAACGCGGTTGTGGATATTGAATCAACTGAAGGAGGTACAACGGGACCAATTCTTCGTCTTTTTCATCAAGGCGGTTCGCAGGCGGCAAATGATGTAGTCGGACGAATAGTCTTTGAAGGAGAAGATGATGCGGCTGCTGATAATGTCTATGGAAGAATTGACGCAGTAGCAACTACAGCAGCGGCCGGTTCTGAGGAAGGAAGATTAGACTTCTACGCCGGAGACGGTGATGGAGGAGTATCGCTTTCTTTCGAGGCGCTGCATGATGGGACAAACGGAATCGTTGAAATCGGAGATGGCTCGGTAACGGGTATTCTTCGTTCCAACGGTGACTTTGACCTTCAGATTGAAACGGGAAATTCAACTACGGGTAATTTAACAATTACCGATGGTGCTAATGGAAATATTACTCTTACTCCGAATGGTAGCGGGAAAGTGGATATTGCTAACGCTTTATTGCTTTCAAAAATCACTACTTCTTCCGGAGAGGGAGCTGTTTCTGTAACCGGAAATATTCACGAAATTACTACAACCGGAGCTGATGCTCTTACTCTGGCTGATGGCACAGAGGGACAGGTGCTCTTTGTAGTGATGGTAACTGACGGAGGTGATGGAACGCTTACGCCGACTAATTTGGCGGGAAATGATACGACTATCACTTTTGATGCTGTTGGAGATGCGGTAACGCTTCTCTTTACGAACGATGAATGGTATATAGTTGGACAAAATGGAGTTACAGTAGCTTAATAAAAGCTAAAAAAGTCGATAATTAACAATTAATTATTGAACCTTGACTCTCTCCCTCAGCTTAGCGGTCACGCTCACAAGCTGCTGGGAGAGAGGAATCAGAGTTTAATTAACTAAAATGACTAATAGACTTACGAATCTTCCGGTTCCCTTCACCTTTCAATTTAATATTGATAGTAGCGGAACACCGGAGCAATTACAGGTTAAATTAAAGGCCGCAACGATTGCGTTCAATGATGTTGCGACCGGGGACACAATAACTGATTCCGGAAGCGGATTTCTTGTCGCCGGTTTTCAAGCTGGTGATCAGATTACGGTTTCCGGTTCGGCTTCAAATGATGGCACTTATACGGTTGATGTTGTTACCGCCGGCACGATTACGCTTCTTGCGAGAGAGGAACTTACAGATGAGGTTGCTGGTGAGACGGTAACACTCACGGCTCCGAAGACCGTATCTGATGGAGTTAGTGTGAATATCAAAGCAAAAAAAGATAATACTGGAGATATTACTTATGGGTATAGTTCCGAAACAGCATTAAATACTGGGACCGGATGGGCAAGTTTAGATGCTAATGAATCCGTTGGTTTACAGGTTGATAATACTGACCGTATCTGGCTTGATTCCACCGCTAGTGATGAAGGTGTCGAGGTATGGTTTGAGAAAGCATTACAAGCATAATCATGACTTTAACTTTCTTCAAAAATAACAAGCCGGACACCCGCATGATTGAATATGATCAGGCGGTTGTTCGGCTTGGTTTGGAGAAAGCAGAACTGGAGGCGGAGGTTGAAAAAAAACGCCGGGAAATAAAACAAATGAATGTTAGTTTGAGTTTGGTGAGGACAGCGTTTTTGGCGGAACAAAAAAATCTTACTGAACAGCAACGGAAAGAAGTGAATGAGAGATCGTCTGTGCTGGAAAATTATGAAAAAAGGGTTGTAGAGGAGAAACAAAAATTGGATGGTGTCGTTGCTAAAACGCAAGAAATATTGTCTCAATTAAAAGAGAAAGAAAAAGAGATTGTTGTTTTAGAGGATAAAATTCAGCAGAATAATAAAGAAAAAGAAGAAGCCGAAGAATCTATTATTACTTTACAGAAAGAAAAGAAAGAGGCCGAACAACAAAAAAGCATTGCGGTTGCGGAACAAAATCAAGCACAAAATAATCTTCGTAAGGTTTCAGAAGAAGTTAAAAAGTTGGGTACGAGAAACGTTGAAATAAAAGATGAGCTTGAAAAGAAAAATCGTGAGCTTGTTGAGTTGAATGAGATTATTTCTATTCTACAAGCAAGTAACAAGCAGGGTCTTGATATTACATCTTCTTTTGAGGGTGAGAGAAAACGTTTACAAGAAAAGAATGAGTTTCTTGTTCGTAAAGAAAAGGATTTGCTTAAATATGAACAAAGAGTCGAAAAACGCGCCAAAGAATTGGGCGTTGATATAAAAATGAAATTTAGATAAATGAGTCGTTTTGAAAATTTTACACCACCTACTTTAGGCAGTGAACTCACCACTGCGGAGATTACATTGGTTGAGGCACTTAATGCACTTGCTGATTCTTCAAGCGGTGAGTTTATTCGTAAGGAGAGCGGTTCTTTTGTCAATTCTACTTTGTCGGAAACGATAATGCTTGAGGAGCTTTCTGATGTAGCGATTTCCGGTCCGACAGCGGATCAGGTACTTACTTATAACGGCTCATCTTGGGTAAATTCTGAATTTTCTGGTGGAGGGATTTGGGGTTCTATTACTGGTACACTCTCTGACCAAACAGATTTACAAAATATTTTAAATGATAAACTTGAAAATATAGTAGAAGATACCTCACCACAACTTGGTGGTGACCTTGATACACAAGGAAATAATATTATAGCAACAACCGTTGGTGGTTTAGATATAAACTTAGGCACATCTGCTGGTGATGACTTTACTATTGATACTTCTACTTTTGTAGTAGAAGGAGACACCGGCAACGTCGGCATCGGGACGACCGACCCGTCAGAGAAGTTAGATGTAGATGGAAATATTAACATAGACGAAGATAGTGCTTATTTATTTGATGGA